GAGCACGCGCTTTTCCACGAATGCCCTTGCTCGCATCAGTTGGTCCGTCGATTGATACGTCACGCGTTGCCCGTCCAGCTCGCAGGTCAACACGCCCGAGGCGATCGCCTGATCGAGCGCGTCGAGATCCGTTTGCGTTAGTGCCATAGCGGCCCTCACAGCCAGTTGTCGCGATCCGGTATCCAGTCCGAACCGCCGTTGTCATAGTTACGCGGCGCCGGCTCGCTCGGTGCAGCTGCCGCCGCCTGAGGCGGGACCGCCGCCCCGTCGTCGGCCACGTCGTCTTCGACTCGCTCAGCAGGCATGGCGCCAGCGCTGAAAAAGTCACTTTGCAGCGGGGCGACGCGATCGGCGAGCACTTGCCACATCGCATCGGTAAATCGATGCAGGTCCAATGCATGCGCCGCGAAGAGCGAATACACGGTGCAGTCCAGCACCTCGTTACGAGCGCCAGGCTTGCGCTTGATCCAGCGCGATTCCTCGCCGCTTTTCGTGCGCTGCACGATCCGCACTTCGGCGGTTAGCTGGTCGTAGAACGCGTCTTCCAGCTGGTCGCTAAAGTGCATGTAGCCTGGCCCCGGCTGGGTGAGCGCGAGCCGGTTGTGTATCAAGTCCTTGGCCGTATCGGTGCCTACGTGCCAGAGCTTCACGCCGCGCTTCTGGACCTTCCCGTTTTCGTTGACGTCCTGCTTGGACGGCTTGCCCTTGATCGGCTTGCCAGCCGCTGGGTCGCCGCGTATCGCATAAACGCGCCGATACGCGCGATCGCGGCAAAACGCGTACACGGAATGCGTATGGTGTCCCTGCGTGTCGATCGCGACAGCTTCGATAGAGAGCATCTGACCGGCAGCATGCAAATAGCGTGTCTGCAAGTACGCGTCGAGCTTGTCCCACGACTCTCGCTGCGCGGGATTCGCCGACAGCACCGTGTAATCGACGATCCACATTTCCTCGCCGCGTCCAAAGGCCCACACGGTGATTTCGAACCGGTCGTCTTGGGTGTCGACCCCTGCCCCGAGGATCAAGCCGCCCATCGGCACGGTGCGCAGCGCGTAGGGTTCCGCACGCTTTTTCAGTAGATCGACGTCCGTTTCCTCGACGTCTTCCTCCCAGGCCTCGCCCAGCGTCGTATTGACGAAGGTTTTCAATTCGGACGTATCGCCGGTCTTTGCTTTCTCCTTCGCGCCCTTGAACTCTCGGACCAATTTTTCCCAACTAACTTGTGGGCTATACGCCGTCCAGATCGAGAAGCCGACCGAAGGCGGCGTCGGCGCAAGTGCGCCGTCAGGCCTGCGGAATCGCCCAGCGTGGTCGATCCAGGTGCCATCCTTCGCTTTCCAGCGTCCCAACTCCCAAACATTGAGATATTCGGCCTGCGTGTAACCGACGCCGCAGGCGGGACAGTGATGCACAACGCCAGCTGGATCGTTGAAATCGAACTTGAAGCCATGCGGTACATCCTTTCCTCCCCACCGCATCACATGCTCGGCTTGGCAGTTCGGACACGGCACGTGGAACTGAAACTGCGCGGCCGTCTCGTCGTGCCGCGACTCAATCAACGAGAAGCCCTTGAGCTTCAGCGTGCCGCCGAAGATCATCTTCGGGAACGTCGCGCCTTCAACGCGCTTTGCAGCGAGCAGGCCCGGAGACCCCTCCTTTTCAATGTCCCGATCAAAAGCGTCGGCCTCGTCGAGATAGCCAACGTCGACGGAAAGGCGCCGGTAATTCTTGGCGGCTTTGCCACCGCGAATGTGCAGCGTCGAGCCGAGGAACACTTTCTGTCGCAGCGTGTTGTGCTTGCTCCGCTGCATATACGACGGAAACACGTCGCGCATGACCACGACGTCGCGCAACATCGGCTCAATCTCAGTTTTGACGAATTCCGCTGCGTCGTCGTCGGTCGGTTGCCACACGCACTGATTGCGCCGGCGGTGATGCGCGAAATATCCCATCGACGCCAGGATCATTTTCGTATAGCCAACACGCGCCGATTTTTTGAACACCACCTCGCGGATGTCGTCGTTCGACATCGCGTCGAGGATCGCCCGCTGATACGGGTACGCGCTCCACCGCTGCTCAACGTAGCTGGACTCTGCCGACAAGTAGAAGTGATCCGAGGCCCACTGCGACAGCGTCATTGGCGGCGCCGTCGCGAGAGACTTAAGCCCCTTCGTTACCGCTTTCTGTATCTCCGCCCTCTGTATCGTCTCCTGGTCCATCCAGCGCCTCATCCAATTTCATCGCGGCAGCTACGTTGCGCGCTCTACTGATTTCGGCCTCGATCGCTTCCACGTCCGAGGCCGGCAAGTGAGGCAGGCGACGCTTGACCTGCGGCGGTATCGCCTCAAGAATTGCACTCACCCGCCGGCCAATGCGCGCGCAGGTCGCTTCGAGTAACGCAATCGGGGCCAGCTCGCGGCGTTGCACCGCGTTGGCCATCTCGATTCGGATACGCTGTTCGCGAGCCAGGGCGGCCCGCTCTTGCGCCAAGTCCAGCACGCCCTCCGAGTAACGGCCAGCGGCTTGCTCGCGCAGATGCCCGCAGTAGCACAGCAGCCATTCATGTGCTGCGCCGTCGCGGGTAAGAACGCCGCGCATGATCAGGTCGCTGACGGCCGGCTGTGAAATGCCGACCATTGCGCCGAACTGCGCTTGCGTGATTGGCGTTTTCGTCTCAATGGCTTCTTGCCCCATCGTATAACCCCCTTACACACGGCTCGTAAGTAGTTTTCGAACAGGGCTCGAATTACCCGTGAGATACCCCGCCCCTGGGAAGGACCCATTGGCCGCGGGCGACGGCATCAGCTGCCGAATTCGCGCTCGATTGCTTGTCGCAACAGCTCGTCGCCGAACGTGTCGACCACCTCGTCCGCCGTCTCGTAGAACGGGAAACGCTGCACGTACTGCGGCGTTGAACGAGCCGCGAGCAACACCGGCCGAATGGCCCAGCCGTGCGCGAACGGGTAGCGAACCCAGATGCCTGGCGCCAGATGCCGCGCACGGTACAGGCCCGCGATGAAGAAGCGCGGCCCGGCACGCTTGCGCCGCCCCTTCGCACCGGCTTTCCCTTCGCGTCGCCCGCGCGAGATCGGCGTCTCGTTCGTGTACGCGTCACCCTGCGCGCTCAACTGCGAAAGCAGCTTTGAATACTGGCCGCGCTGCACGTTGCCATAGGCATCGAGCGATGCAGCAGCGGCCGGGACAAACTGACCGGACAGACCTAAGCGAGCGAGCAGCTCGCCCGCCCGAGCGCTGCGACGGGCGAGCGCGTTCTCAACCCCTTTCGTGTTTCGCCGGCCGCCCTCGATCTGCGGCGCCAGGTACTTCGCCGCAGGCGTTCCCTTGTACGCCTCATCCTTGATGCCGACTTCGGCCGTCAGTTGCTGCGTGGTCGCTCGTCGCAGATACAGCGCGTTGAGCGTGTACGGCGTAGGACGATCGAAGACCTCGCGCATCTTGCGCACCAACTCACCGCGCACTTCGGTCGCTAGATCGTTGAGAGCAGCCCGTTGCGCGTATGGCAGTTTGCGGTCGACGACTTCCCGCAGCCGATCATTAAGACCGGACGCATCGATGCTGATACCGAAATGCGCCATCTCGATCCCCAAAAGCAAAAGCCCCGAGGGCTTTCGCACTCAGGGCTTTTCGTAATCAGTTTTGCTAGGCCGAGCTTCGCCCAAAGACCTCACAGGCTCCATTTTTAATTATTGTGTCCCGAGAGGTTTGCACGACTAAAGCGCGGTGCCAGCAATCGTCCAGTGCCACAGTAAAGAACGTGCGGCAAGTATGCACACGGGTTCAAGGATTTTGCAAGCCATCGCATCGGTGTTGCTGCCTCATCGTGTCGTTGACGAGCGCATCAAGGTTATCGAGCATGGTTAACGCACTTTCAAAGCGCGTATGCCACACGTGCTCATATGTCCGCAGCGGCAAGCCCAGGTGTCGCGCACGCAGCGCCCGATTTACCGGCCTGGTGCCCGTGCCGTTGCAATCGGGGCATATCTGCCGATGAGGGATGGTCGTGCGGGCAACGGCCTTTCCCGTGCCGTCGCAACACGGGCAGGCGGACCTGACGCGATAGATCAGCGGCCCGCTGCCTTCCGGGTGCGCCGCGAACGGTATCAGGTGTTCGTCGATTAACACCCCTGCGCCATCGCAAACCGCGCATGTCTCGACACGGGCGGAAGCGGATGCCTCTTTCCCGCCCACCGTGCCGCGCCCCTTACATGTCGGGCATCGGTCGTTGACCCATTCATCAAGCACGGCCGCCGCAAGACGATCGTACACCTCGCCGTGCTGCGGACCGCTTCTATCGCTGGACGACAACAGCAAACGATTGCGCCCGTGTCGGGTTCGACTTACTGGCCGGCTGTTTCGAAGGCTCTCTGAAAACAGCAGCGACGCCCGGGCGATGCCAGCCCGTTTCACATCCTGCCCGTACTTCATACGCCACAAGAGCCGGCCTAGCTCGTTGGCAAAGGCCAAGGCGCCCAAAGTCACTTTGCGGTCAGGCGTGGCGTCGGTAAAAGCGCCGCGCGTACTCATCGCAATCCCGGCTCGCTCTCTGAAGTCGATCATTCGTTTCCGTCTCCTTGTCCCAGTGTCCTAACGTCCCGAGGGGAAGCGTTGTGGGTGCGCATGCGTGCGCGACCTGCGACGTGCGCTCCTGCGTCGCGCACGTCGCGCCGCACGGGCACGTACACGGGGCGGTGCGCTTGGGACGGCGAGACGTAGTCGGACGTTTGGCGCGCCGTGCGTCGAATGCTGGCGCGCCGCGAGACAGGTGCGCGCGCGCCATGTTGAGACGACGATTCACAGTGGCGCATCATCGGTCTCGCTTGTGCTGGTGGTTGCGATTGGCGACGGGCGATCCGGCGGGCATTCGTAGTACCAGTCACGCCGACCGGTAGACTGGCGCTTCCGAATCCAGCCCAGCGCTTTCAGAGCCTTTCCAACGCGCCGTTGTTCGGCCGGCGTCCACTTCGAGGTTTCGAGCCGAAGGCAATTTTCGAAGATCTCGCGCATCGTTATGGTCGTCAGCCCGACAACGTGCTCCCCGATCATCGTTTCGTAGATATCCCCCTCATACCGGGCGTCCTGCTCGATCTCGAACAGCTGACGCTCATGCGACAGAACCGCCCAGGGTCGCGGGGTGTTTCCGCCTGACAGGCGATTCTGCTCATGCCAGCGCTCGTACAGGTGATAGGCTTCCGCCCAGATCTGATCGCGGTTCAGTGCGAGCGCCTCAAGGTCAACAGGGCGCTCGACCTTGACAGGCCAGTAACGCCGGTTCCCGGACTCGTCTTTCAGGTAGGAGTCGAAGTTGACCGAGCCAGCAAAGACGCCTTGCCGGGGCACGTCAATCGCTCGTCGCCCGTAGGGCGGCCGGTAGGTGTCGTGACTGGACGAGAAGAATCGCTTCGTGGCCGAAGACTCCGCCTTGCTCAACGCGTCCAGTTCGCCCAGCTCGATGATCCATTTTCCGACCATGACGACATAGGTGTCCTTGTCGCCAATCACCATCTGAGCGTCGGTGAACCAGGCATCCCCCGCCAGGATGCGCAGCGCGGTCGACTTACCTACGCCCTGGTCGCCTTCGAGGATCAGTACGTTGTCGACCTTGCAGCCTGGCTCCATCACACGCGCTACGGCGGCGATCGGCCATTTGTATCCGACAGATCGCGTGTACTCGGTGTCCGGCACGCTGAGGTAACGGCTTAACCAGCCATCGCTAACGCGCTTTCTGCCGTCCCACTTCAATTCCCTGAGGTATTCGCGCACGACGTGGTAGCGGTGCCGGTCAGCCGCGAGTTGTACGGCACTGATGATGACGTCCGATCGAGCGTTGAAACCGTAGCGCTGCGCCAGCCATAGTGCGCAGCGGGCGTCGTCCATGTCGGTCCACTCCCCTTCCTCGCCACCGATGAACGGCGGCGCCTTGCGCTTCATGACCCTGCTGGCGAACTCTTCAAAGGCGATGATGCCGGCCCATGCCTCATCGTTTTCGAGGATGAGAAACACGTTGTCGAGCGTGGGCAGCACCGCGCGACTCTTCTCGGCGCGTTTCAGATCCTGTTGCCAGGTGTACGCGCCGTTTTCGACAATCTCCCCTTCGTCGGCTGCCGCCTCAGGCGAAGGTTTCACGGTGTCCGCCGCCACGCGCGCCCTGACCGCCTCTGGCACCAAAGCGGACAGGATTGCCGCTGCTACCTGCGTCTTGACCGCTTCCAGGCCCTGCTCGACGTGCAGGTCGTTGAAGTCCGTTAGTCCGCGCTCGCCGCGATTTGAGAAGCGTGGGGACACAACCGAGGCATTGCCCACTTGAGCTGCCGCCTCGTAGGCGTACTTCAGCCCCGCATTCTCGAAACGCACGGTCCTTTCTGCATGCGCCGTCGCGACTGTCAGTTCAAGGAACGCAACACCGTGCCGGTCCAACTTCTTCAACGCTGCCAGCTGATAATCGACGCCCGCATGCGTGCCGTTGACCGCCGCTCCGTCCAACGGCAATGAGTCCGCCAGGCCGAAGCGCTCGCTGACTTCATCGCGTAGGCGGCGCTCAATCATCCAATCGTCGTCTGCGCAGAACAGCAGGTGAAGGTCGGGATGCCGAGCACGGATCGCTGCTGCCGCTGGTGCGAGGTTGCCCGCATCGAAGCACACAAAGACAGGCACCGAATCATCGGTGGACATTCGCACGCTTCGCGCCGTCGCGTAGCCTTCGGTTACCAACGCGATGCGGTCGTCGGCACCGAGGTCGCCGAGACGGCAAGCCGCAGCACGCTTACCTACGCCCTTGTTAAAGCGTTTCGCACCGTCCGGTGTGATTTTCTGCAGACCGACTAAGTCGCCCGTGTCATAGCGCAGCATTGGCACTAGGATTTGGCCATCCGCGTCGAAGCGTACCGTCTCAGCTGTGATCCGCTTCCGTTCGAGGTATGGCGAGTGCCCTTCTTTGTTTGCGCTCGTCCACTGCTGCCGCGCGCGAGTAGCCGCCCGCTGGGCTGACGCTGCCTTCTGCTCCGCTTCCTTTTCGGCGGCTTCCCTCTCGCGCCGCTGTAACGCGTCGCGCTCGTCCTGCGTCATGGGAGAGCCTTCCCACTGAAAGCGCTCCGCCCCATTGTCGGTGCCCCGCCAATACCCGTAGGCGCCCGCATAGCTGCGGCTGCCGTCCATCCGGCTAACCTCATGCAGGGCGTACCAATACTTCTTTTGCTTGCCGTACCGGTGCACCTTGCCATCCGCCACGGGATGACCATCGGGCAGTGTCGGATGTCCTGCCGCCGCCAACTGCGCCACGACGCTATCCAGACTTCTCATGCCGCCTTTTCCCCGCAACGCTTGATGACGCATTGCCGCCGGAAACGAGCGGGCGCAGAAAGGCCAAGCCGACGAACGAGGATGCAGACAGCCCCACGTGCTGCGCACGCGTTACGGTGTTTTCTCAAAGTCACTTTGCTTACTCTGGTTATTTGCCGCGTAGTCGTTTCCACTCGGCCGCGTGGAGCGCTTCGAAGCGCTCCAGCTCGGAGGTGACGAGATGCGGCGTGATCGCCGCGAGGAAGAGTTGGCGTTCCTGTTTGGTTACGTGGGCAGCACATACTTGCGATGCGGCGTCGATGAACGCCGGCATGCAGCCAACTGTGCGGGCCATTGCGGCCACATCACCAGCAGGAAGCGCCCGGAGGATGCTGAGCAGCTGCGCGTGCAACTGCTGCGGGCCGAGGCGCATTGCACGCCGACACGCGCATAGGGCACAACCAATCATGCTTTGGTAGTCGCAATCTAGACCCATCGTGACGCGGTCTTGTTTGCAGCAGGTCATGCCAGGCTTGAAGTGCATGCCATCAGTCCGGGCGGGTTTCGGACATGCCCTGCAGCGCGGCGACCAAGTGCTGCAATGCTTCGCTCACAGCGAGCGCGTTCCGCTTTACGTGGTCCACCTCATGCTGCTCGACCCGGCCGTCAGCAAGCGTCTCGTACACGGATTTACCGACCGCCCCCTGACGAACCATCAGGACCGCAAGGTGTTCGACCACGTCCAGATCCGCTGCGCAGCCATCGGCCGACACGGGGATCATCACGTAGCCGTGCTGATGCACAAGTGCCCGCAGTGGCCGAACGTCGCCGGTCACCCCAATCAGGCGATCCAGCTCTGCGACGGTCAGGTGATGCGTCGCATTGTTCGGGTTGACCTTGTTACGGAGGACGGCGGGCGACATGCCAATGCGCGGCGCAAGCGATTCGCTGCCGCCGGCATAGTCGTGCACCATCGCGTGCGTGGCGTCTGCTATGTTCATTGCGACCTCGATTGAACGTATCGCGTAGCGGCTCGTGCCGATAAAGTCCGGTTGCGGCTGAAGCTTGGGCCGGCATCGACAGAGCTGACAAAGTGAGAATCTTGCAAAGACGTGTAGCCCGACGAATCTCGCCTCTTGGCAAGCGGCGACTTCTGCACCGCGGATTGCGGGGCCAATCCCTCTTGAATGGGCGGAGTACACCGGTCAGTGCGCATGTGCAGCCCCCTTCGATAAGCCTAAAGAAGCCTGCGGGCGCACCGACCGAGGCCAGCGGCTTGCCGTCGGGCCATTGGTCACCTGGCGAGAGGAAGTGCTCAAATCAGCACCTGCTCTCGTAACTGGGGAGGCGCGAATGCGTCGGGGCAAGCCAATCGCAGATATTGCAGGCGTGCCTTGGGGATTCCGTTGCGACGCCACTGCGAAACCGCGCCCGGATCGATCTCGCAAAGCCGCGCGACGGCTGAGGTCCCTCCCAGGGCGTCGATCAGACGGCAAGCGTCGGGATTGTGTAGGCGCGAAGTCATGCCCGGATTTAAGCGCACTCAAACGCATAAGTCAAGTCAACTCAAATGCGTTTGTTTAAGCTGCCTTAAATGAAAGCCCCTTCGACATTCATGGATCGCTTGCAGCAAGCCATCGCCACGCGCGAGGGCGAGCTTGGCGTTCGCATCCTTAAAAAGGACCTCGCCAGGGCTGCCAACGTCTCGTCATCCGCGGTGACGCTTTGGTACAAGGGAAGCACCGAGCAATTGAAAGCGGAGTCGCTTTTCGGGCTTGCTCGCTATCTGAGGGTCCGTCCCGAATGGCTCCGGGACAATGTCGGACCGATGCGCGATAGCAAGTCGCAAGAGTCGGTTGAGCCGGCTTTCGCGGCCCTGTCTCCAGCCGCTGAAGCGGCCATAGCAGCGATTCGAAGCGGCGATCAAGCGGGAATGCCCGCTGAAGTCTTCACTGCCATCGAGACGCTTCTTCGGTCTGTTCACCGTCGGCCTGAAGGGACCGACGACGGAGACCTGCCGCATCTTCAAGCGTGATCTCGATGTCGCACGGCATCGGCAGATCAATCGGCTCCAATGCTGCGTCGTAAGCCAGCATACGTCTCGCCGCCGTCAGCCGCCGTCGATTTTTGGTGAGGGTCAGACCCGGTTCCCCCACGAGCGTCACATTCCACTCAGTCGCCGAATGGGCGCTGCCTATTACGACGAGGCGCCCTACCAGCGCTTTATTCCATGCGTTCTTAATCAACGCCAAGTCGCCCGGCTTGCATCGCATCTCCGCCTCTCCGCCTGTGTGGCGTACTGTATATTTACACAGTAGTTTGCATTTCTTTTGAGATGGTTTCAAGCGCCATCTCGTGAGTGGCCACGACAAGGCGTCAACCGAGCCAGTTAGAGCGGGCCTTGAATTAAGCGTACTCAAATTTTCTTCCCTCTTTTGTTTGAGTGTGCTTAAATTCGCTACATGCACTTACGGAGCATGAGCGATGCCCTCTTACCGTTGCCATTTTCTGAACGAAGGACAGGAGCCGTCCGCTTCCCTGGTCCCAAGTATTCAGGTTCAAGCACCCAATGCCGTCGAGGCCGCACGCCTCACGCAGGCTGTCACCGGTTGCGCAATCGTCGTCGACGTTGAGCGGGTGGCCTCGTGAAAGCCTTCCTCGTCAAAGTCACTTTGCAGACCGGGCCGGTCGCGCCCTACTACGTGCTCGCGCGCTCGACGTGTGAAGCATGCGTGCAGGCGATGGACGTGCACGGCTTCGCGAGCCGCATCACCGTCAAAGCGGTGACCGCATGAAGTCCCCTTCCTTGTTGCTCATTTGGGCGGCCATCTGCGGACTGTTTGCGCTGATCGGAATCATGCAGCAGCTCGACGACATTGGCCGTCAGCCTGCGCCGGTCTCATCGAGCCGCGCCTGACGCCATGGCACAGCACGCGCCCGTGTCGCTCCTGCAAGTAGCGCGGACCTGGAAGCGTCTTCAGCTCACCGGAACGCTGCGGGACGCGGCCGCTAATCCTGCACTTTGGCGCGCAATTCTCGCAACCGCCAAAGCTGCCGCACGCAAACGGGCCGCGCAAAGCATCCGTCTTTCTCCCCTTCCGCCGGTTGATTTAAAGCGCCTCGCGTCCGGCGACAACGACTGAAACGACTCATGAAAGAGATACGCAACTTCCCGGCCGTGGACGTTGCGCGTCGCGGCACGCTCGGCGTCCGGACACGCACGTTTTACAAGCCGACGCACAGGCCGCTGATGGCGACCATCGTGATAGGCCGATTCGTCGTCCTTTGCCGACCAATCGCTGCCACGCCCTACACGCTGTACAGCGTTCTGTTCGAGGGCGCCGTAGTCCGACAACAGATGTCGATGCCGTGCATCGCGGACTGCGAGGCAGGACTGCGCCACCGCGCCCCCTCAACGGCGGTAGCCGCCGGCGCACTCAAACGCACACCCTCGACGCAAAGCCGTGCGCTACGCGTGAAGGTGCCCGCATGAAGAGGCTTGCGTCTGGCGACCTGCCATTACTGGCACCGATCGTCACAGGCAACACGAAAGCCGCTGTCGCACAGGCGGGCGGCAAGTCGGCCGACCTGTGGATGCTTGCGCCCGACCAAATCCATTACGACGCGCTCGACAACATTCGCCCGCTCAACATCGACCGCGTCAGGCATCTGGCGAATCTGATGCTGGCGAACGGTTACGACAGGAAAAGCCCGCTTGGGTGCTTCGTTAGAAAGGTCGACGGGCAAGACCTGATTTTTGTCTACGCCGGCCAGCACCGCTACCACGCCGCGAAGCTCGCGATTGCCGAAGGGGCCGACATACAAAAGCTGCCGGTCATCATCGACGCTGCGAAGTCCGTCAGCCGTGTCGCGCTGATCATCGCAGGCGTCAACGGCAACGACGGGGAGCGACTGACGCCCCTGGAATTGTCAGCCGCTGTCGCGGAACTAGAGCGCGAAGGGCTGGATGCGAAAGCCATTGCAAAGTCACTTTGCGTAACCGACCAGACGCTCAGAGATTTGCGCCTGCTGCGCCAGGCCCCGGAACGGGTGCACGAAATGGTGCGTCGCGACGAAGTAGCCGCAACGCTCGCGATTGAACAACTCCGCCAGCACGGTCCCGAAAAGGCGCTCGCGAACCTCGAAGCGGCGCTAGCGCGGGCCGTTGAAGCAGGCAAGCCCCGAGCAACTGCCAAGCACGTCCACGCGGCTGAGAAGCCCCCTGCGGCACCGCCACGGCCGCCCCGCGCAGTAGCACGCACGGTCCCTAAGTCCGCCGCCAACCATGACTCACGACCGAACGGGGAAGCCAGTCACAGCGTTCCCGATCGTAGCAACGAATCCGACAGCGAATGCCGCCCTCCGCCCGTGCGGGCGCAGTCGATCACTACTGCTCGCCGACTCGACTCTGCAAGCGAAACCGCGCCCCCTAATCTGCTCCTGCGTCAGGTTGCCGAAGACGGCGCCTTCCGCTTTTTGTCCGATTCCCTGCGTCAACGCATCGCGCGATTCCTGGAGACAAACCCGCAATGAATCACAACACACCGCCCGACGACGGCCGACCGTTGGCCGACCTGATTCGCGAACTCCGCGAGCACCGCGAATTCGTCCCACGTCACGAGCTGGAGCTATTGGACCACGTGGCCGACTTCGCCGCCCGTAACGAAGTCACTGCCGTTCCGCCCCGTGCTCGCGACGCTGTGCGCGATCTGCATGCGCGCTTCGTTCGTCCCCACCTTACCGCCGCTCGGAGCAACGAAGAATGAAGCCCGACCCGTTCACGCAAGCGATGCCCAAAGCGCCCCTCGCCGAGGAGCAGGATGCAAACAAGCAGGCCAATCAGTGGCGCGCGCTTTTCTGCAAAGTCGCGATCGAACTGAATTGCCTGCCGAGTATGTCTATCGACGGCAACGAACATGTCCTACGCGCTGCACGAGAATACGGGGCACCGCCCGTCGAGCAGGCGGCAGGGGCGCTGACCGGCGACCTTGGTCAACTGATCGAAACCGTCAAGCGGCGAGATAAAGCTTGCGGCATTGCCGCCAATACACCCGGTGCCGACTATTTCGACGCCAGCACGAACATGCTGATCGCGGTTCGCGCTCTTGTGGCAAAGATCGAGACCGCCCCCGCACAGTTGCACCAAAGTGCAATTTCGGCGGGAAATGACACTCTAGTATCACCTGCTGCGCGTGACGTGCTCGCCGAGCGCCGTCGACAGATTGAGGTCGAAGGCCGGACGCCCGAGGAGGACGACCTTTACGACCGGGGACAAATGGCGACCGCCGCTGGATGCTACGCCATGTTCACGAAGGCATACCCGGCAGGCGATCCGTCGAGGCATTGGCCGTGGTCCTCGGAATGGTGGAAGCCGACCACGCCGCGCCGCAACCTTGTGAAAGCCGGTGCATTGATCCTGGCCGAGATCGAGCGCTTGGACCGCGCCGCACTCGCCGCCCGCAATGCAGAGAGCAAAGCCAGACAGACGGATGGTGCGTGATGGGATGGTCAATCGGCTTCGATAGCAACTGGCAGCGCGACATCGGCTACGGCGTACCCGCGCAATGCGATCATCCTGAATGCAACGAGAGAATCGACCGCGGCCTGGCATACGTCTGTGGCGGCGAACCCTACGGAGGGGATGACGGCTGCGGCCTTTACTTCTGCGCCAGTCATCTTCGCTGGCGCCGCAACCTCTGCGAGCAGTGCGTCGCCGGCAAAGCTGCTTTTGCCGCCAAGCCTGACGTCGCTGAGTGGCTGCAACACAAGCTGACCGATCCATCTTGGGCCGATTGGCGCACCGAGCACGCGCGAGAGGTGCACGAAATGCGCATGACCCTCGGCATAAGCCAAGGGGTGAAGCCATGAGCCGCATCATCGGCCTGCTCGTCTGCCTGGCGCTGCCCGTGTGGCTGCTGTTCGTCGCCATCTATCTCTGCGTGGAACCATCATGAGCAACGACAACACCGATGTGCTGAACGAACTGCGACGAGCCTGTGCGGAAATCCTGGGAAACGATGGTGATACGTGGCCCGACCACGGTAACGCCGCTTTGGCTATTGCTGCGGCGCTGGGACTGTACGTCAACGCCGCGAGAACTCTCGAAACCGAGAACGCCCGGCTCCGCCAACATATCGAGGCGGCGCAGAAGCAGGAGCCGGCGGCGTGGGTCCGTTATCGCAGCGACGGCGGTTTCGAAGGCCCGATCATGGATACCGATGCCCGCATGTGTGACACGCGCCGGGGATTTTGGACGCCGCTATTCGCCGGCCCTGCTATCGAGGTAGCGCCTGACAACTCGCAGGCGGCGGCACTGAGCGCAGCGAATCGCGGCGAGGATGCGCGGGACGCGGCGCGCTATCGTCGCTGGCGAGACGCCGCAATAGCGAATGACACAGTGTTCGCGCGAAACGTTCGCAAAGCGTTGCCACCTGAAGCGCGAGACGGCAAACCGCGCTGGCCCATCGCGTCTGAGTGGGACGCCGCCATCGACGCCGCCATCGCCCAATCCACGGCCCGCGACGGGAAGGAGCGGACGTGAAAGCGCCAAAGAAGCGGACTCGAAGCTACGATCCGACACGCTGGCTTCGCCGGGTCGAGGCCGGCGCGCAGCGTCGCCGTGACGCGAGCACGTTGTCGCATGAGCAGACGCTCGACGTTGGCATTGCCTGCCGGCTCTCTTTGGATCGCTTACGCCAGGGCGGCGACGAGTCGTCGTGGCACACGCTGGCGCTAGCCTTCAATGTGTCCCTCATTCTTTGCGAGCGCGGCGTCTGCGAGTCCTACTTGCCCGAGATTATCGCAGGCCAAGAGGCGCTCATGCGGATAAAGAAGCGAACACGCACAGCGAGAAGTTGGGCAATGGATGGAGCGGGCCGGCAAGCAATCGAGATTGCGCTCGATGTACATGAAGCGCACATGGAAGGTTGTACGCAGGGCGAGATACGGCTTGCCATCCGCGAGGTCGAGCGGCGAATGGCTGCGGGCGACGTGTTTGAAGAATCGGCAGAGCAGCAATTGACAACGCCAACGACTCCCGCCGAGCAGGCCGTTATCGGATGAGCAGAGAAACCGGGAGGATCAAATGAGCGAAAAATTGAACGCCCAGGAAGCCGCTGCGGTTGTCGGCGTTTCCGCACGGCAGGTCTACGCGCTCGCGTCGCCCAACGGACCGATTCCATGTTATCGGATCGGCGGACGAATCATCTTCGACAAAGACGACCTCAACGAGTACCTGAAATCATGTCGGTTTATCGAGACAAAGCGCGCGGTCGATACGTGTTTGAGTTCGACGCGCGTATCGATGGACAGCGAGTCCGCGCTAGAAAGATCCTTCCGAAAACTTGGAGTCGAACCCAAGCGGAGACGTTCGGAGAGAGAGAGCGAGCGCGGCTCTACAACCACGTCCGCAACGGCCATCGTGCCGCCCACACGATAGACGACGCTGTATCGAAGTATCTGGACTATCGCTGCCCAGAGTTGAAGAGCGGCCGAGCCGCCGCCGCAGAACTCGCCCAGGTGCATTGGGCATTTTCAGGAAAACCGTTGACCGCGCTTGACGAGGTATGCAGGGAGATAGCGCGCGACGGAAGAGAGGATAAGCCAAATCGCCGCCCACTGGCGGCGGCGACTATACGCAACCGTATCAGGTATCTGACGGCCGCATGCCGCTACGCCTGGAAATTTCACGGCATGGGCGAGACCGATCCAGCCGCGCGGGTGTCCGTTCCCGAGGTGCGAAACGAACGGCATATTTATGCCACTCGCGCGGAAATGCTCAAACTGGCTCGGGCATGCCGGAATAGGACCGTTCGGGCCATCATCCGCATTGCGTTCTACTCAGGCATGAGACGGGGCGAGATCCTGCGCGCCGAGCCGCGTGCGGGACTGTTCGTTCTGGAAACAACGAAAAATGGCATGCCGCGTCGCGTACCGATCCATCCGCGCATTCGCTGCTGTCTATCGATTTACCCAATTACCATCTCAGTGTCAACGATCGTCAAACACTGGATGATCGCGCGCGAGGCAACGGGACTCACCCATCTCCATTTTCACGACATTCGACACAGCGCAGCGAGCGAAATGATCAACGCTGATATCGATCTGTACACAGTCGGGTCCGTGTTAGGTCACAGAGACCCTCGCTCAACGCAGCGTTACGCGCATTTGGCAACCCAGACGCTGGCTACCGCAGTCGATCGGATTGGGCGCCGGAAATAGGCATTGGTCAATATTTTACCCACCGCACGCGCAAAAAAGCCGCCCGTGGGCGGCTTCAATAAAACTTTAACGCTATGAATTTATGGCGGAAAGGGTGGGATTCGAACCCACGTTACGGAAGAACCGTAAACCAGATTTCGAGTCTGGCGCATTCGACCACTCTGCCACCTTTCCTGATTTCACTACGCACCCGGCATTCGCGAGTGCTTCGCCGCGGGTCGAATCGCGACGAAGCGGCAATTATAGACGTTTGCGCGGAATGCGCAAGCGCTTTCGCGGCGCCAGTCCCGTTGCAATCGCTCAGGCGCGCAGCACCTCGGCGCCGCCCAGGTAGGGGCGCAATACCGCGGGTACCGTCACGCTGCCGTCCGCGTTCTGATAGTTTTCCAGCACGGCAACCAGCGTCCGTCCGACCGCGAGGCCGGAGCCGTTGAGCGTGTGCACCAGGTCCGGCTTGCCGGCCGCGTTGCGGTAGCGAGCCTGCATCCGGCGCGCCTGGAACGACTCGGTGTTCGAGCAGCTCGAGATTTCGCGATATGTGTCCTGCGCCGGCAGCCACACTTCGAGGTCGTAGGTCTTGGCCGCCGAAAAGCCCATGTCGCCCGTGCACAGCGTGATCACCCGATAGGGCAGGTCCAGGCCCTGCAGCACCGCCTCGGCGTGCCCGACCATCTCCTCCAGCGCGGCATACGACTGCGACGGCTCGACGATCTGCACCATCTCGACCTTGTCGAACTGGTGCTGGCGAATCATGCCGCGCGTGTCGCGCCCGTAGGAACCGGCCTCCGAACGGAAGCATGGCGAATGGGCGGTCATCTTCAGCGGCAACGTCGCCGCATCGAGGATTTCGCCTCGCACGGTATTGGTCAGCGTGATTTCGGACGTCGAAATCAGGTACTGGGCGGCGGGTCCCTGCTCTTCACCGCCGCGCTCGACCCGGAACATGTCGTCGGCGAACTTCGGCAACTGGCCGGTGCCGACCAGCACGTCCGCATTGACGATGTACGGCGTGTACATCTCGGTATAGCCGTGCTGACCGGTGTGCAGGTTCAGCATGTACTGCGCGAGCGCCCGATGCAGCCGTGCGATCTGCCCGCGCAACACGGTGAAGCGCGCCCCGGACAGTCGCGCGCCGGTCTCGAAATCGAGGCCGAGCGGCGCGCCGACATCGACGTGGTCGCGAATCGGGAAGTCGAAGCTGCGTGGCGTGCCGACACGCCTGACCTCCACATTGCCCGCCTCGTCGGCGCCTACCGGCACGCTCTCGTGCGGCAGGTTGGGCAGCGTCAACAGCCAGTCGCGCAACTCCGCCTGGACGGCGTCGAGGCGCGCGGCCGACGCCTTCATCTCCTCCTCCTGGCCTTTCACTTCGGCCATCAGGGCCGTGGCATCCTCGCCCTTGCCCTTCTTCATGCCGATCTGCTTCGACAATGCATTGCGCGAGGCTTGCAACTCCTCCGTGCGGGTCTGCAGCGCACGGCGCTCGCCCTCGAGCGCGGCAAAGCGCTCGGTGTCGAGCGTGAAGCCGCGCTGCGCAAGGCGCGCGGCGACTTCGCCGATGTTTTTGCGAAAGAGTTGGATGTCCAGCAT